CTGTATACCTTTTATATTTGGTTGTACTGATACTATTGCATTTAATTATGACCCTGTTGCTAACACCGATAATGGATCGTGTATTCCGGTGACACCTGGATGCACAGACCCTAATGCTTTTAATTACAGTCCAGATGCAAATACAGAAGATTTCTCATGTGTAGATGTAGTTTATGGATGTACTGACGATACAGCATTTAATTACGATTCATTAGCTAACACAGACAATGGAGGATGTATAGATGTATTAGAAGGATGTATGGACCCGCTTGGATACAATTATGATGCTATATACAATACAGATGATGGAAGTTGTTTATACGATGCAGGTTGTATTGATGGTCCTGGTATTCCTTATTGGTTGAATGACACGTGCTATGCTTGGGTTATTTTAATAGATCCTTATTGTTGTAATAATGAATGGGATGATAAATGTCAGCAGATATATTGGAGCTGTTCTTGGGATAGTCCATTAGATACAAGAGATTTACTTAGAGGGCATAATGTAGTTATGTATCCAAATCCTATGGGAGATATGTTAAACATATTAACAAATGGTCCTGTAAGTATAAGAGTCTATGATGTATCTGGTAAACTTGTAATTAAAATAAAAGAAAATCAAACGCATAAAGGATTAAATCAATTAGATGTAGGTTTATTACCAGCAGGTATATATAATTTTAGCGTAACATATAATGGTAACACTAGCACTAGAAAAGTATTAAAGAAATGAAAAAATTATTATTAATATTAGTATTTATTCCTTTTTTAGGAAACGCACAAGGTTTACATAAAATATTTAAATACTCTACATTTTATGCTGCAGTTAATGGTGGTACATCATTAGGTGATGATCAGATATGGTCTATTACATCTGGTACACTAGAAGAACAAACAATAGAAACACCTTTTGATTATACATTATCTATAGGTATAAGAAAAATAAAACGATTTGGATATGAAAACAGGGCTCTTACTTTTTATAATGGTACAGAAAATTCATACAGTGATGCTGCCACAATTGGTAGAGTCGATGGCTTTGAGTATTTATTCGAGGCTGATTTTGTACGCCGTTTAGGTGTTAATTTTACTAACCAGCATCATTTTGTAAGATATGTTGCAGATAGCTGGGTAGGTAAAATAGAGTATCTTGAAGATGGTTTTGCAGACATAAAATACTTTGAAGCATCAGAAAGATTTAGATTGCAAATAGGTGAAGCAGGTAAACTATCTGTAAACGTAGGTGCAGTACAGCGACTTGCAGAGCCATATGGATTTGACCCCCTGGCAGACTGGGTGCTGGACAATGGGACATTACACTATACATACTTGGCACTTCAAGAGGGATACACTATAACATTAGATGGACAATATTCAGCACCCAATGGAGAGGTAGTAGCAACTAGTCAAGAGGTATGGGAAGAAGTTGTTATACCACAAGTAATAGATGATTATGTAGAAGCGCAAAGATCTGCACTTTCTAATATAGTTGAATACTCTGCAGTATTAGGATTTGATTACTATCACTTTACAAAAGACTTTTGGTTTCATAGCTGGGGTAACCTTATGCCTTATCATATAGACACAGGTAACGAATACTCTTATTATAATTATAAGGGTAAACAATGGTTAGATTATTCAGCAGGACTTATATATGGATATAGATTTAATAAAAGCTTAGGTGTATTTATAGAAGGTAGATACAATAAGTATTGGAACAGACAATGGCACAACTTTAGCGTTGGCCTTAACTATGTAATATTTTAAAGATGGCAAAAGAAATAAATGAAGACACAACTCTAAAACTGAGTATAAAAACATTAGCAGGTATAGCAGTGTTAATCTTCACTCTTGTAGGTATGTGGTTTACACTACAATCAGATATATCAGAGGCAAAGGAATTACCTAAGCCACCAGATCCTGAGATTACTCGCATGGAGTATGATATGAAGGATCAATTAATTCGTCAAACTATTATGACAACTCAAGACGATGTAAAAGAAATTAAAGGGCATATGCTACGTCTTGAGGAAAAGATAGATGACTTAAAATAATATCTTATGAAAAAACTATTTGTTTTATTTTGTATTTACACTGGCGCTATGGCTCAAGACTTTCCTGATGGAATGGTTGCTGTTGAGTTTAATGCTAGTTTTAATGCAGCTAACCAGGTAGAATGGTTACCAAAGTTATCAGACTGTGAAACAGAACGAGTAGATATAACATCTGACTCTAGGTGGTCTAAAGAATATAAAATAGTGGTAGTTCCCACTATTGTGATATTTAATAATAACGAAGAAGTAAAAAGATTTCAAGCAAATATTATGATGACTATGGAAGCCACTAGAAAAGAAGTGCAAGAGTCTATAGACGAAATTGTAATGGAAGCATTTTAAATATAAATTATGAGACTAAGTAAGAATTTTGTATTGTCAGAGATTACTCGAAGTAATACAGCAAGAAGAAAAGGAATAAGTAATGAACCAGATAAAGAACACCTGGCTAATCTGCAGACTATCATTACAGAGCTTGTTCAGCCTATGCGCGATGCTATCGGTCCTATCCGTATTAGCAGTGGTTATCGCAGCCCGAAACTTAATCGTGCTATCGGGGGAAGTAGCCGCTCGCAACACTGTAAAGGTGAAGCACTGGATCTGCAGTTTTGGAAAGATGGAGAAATGAATAATAAAGTTATCTATGATTGGGTGCTAGACTCAGGTTTAGAATTTGATCAAATGATAAACGAGTTTGATTTTGCATGGATACATATATCATTTAGTTCAAGCAAAAATAGAAAGCAAGTACTAGAAGCTTATAAAAACGATCAAGGTAAAACAGCTTATAGACATGCCAGTGATAATATAAAAGCACTTTAATGAGTAAATTATTAAAATTTTTAGGCGGAAACGTTATAGAAAAAGTAGGAGGAGTAATAGATAATCTAACTACTACTGAAGAAGAAAGATTAGCTGCTAAACAGGCTATGGAAGAAGTTCTTATGCAAGCTGAAGCTCAAGCACAAGAACAAGTTACTAGACGTTGGGAGGCTGATATGAAGTCCGATAACTGGCTAAGTAAAAACATTAGACCGCTGATATGTATATTTTTAACAGCAATGTTTGTAATTATTTCTATATTTGATGGGAATGCAGGAGGATTTGAAATAGCTCCGGCTTATATTCCTATCTACCAGACACTATTAATCACCGTGTACGGTGCTTATTTTGCTGGAAGAAGTATAGAAAAAATTAAAAAACAATGATACAACAGTTAGACAGAGAAGGAAACGTTATTGATGAATTCTCTAGTATCTATGAAGCAAGTGGTGCATTAGGTATAGACCAAAGCAATATAGCAAAGGTTGTTAGAGGAGTCAGAAAATACGCAGGAGGATACGGATGGAAGGATAGTAATGATAATGTAAACGAAACAAAAAATATAGGGGATATAGATCCTTTATATATACCCGAACTGGATTTACATCTAAAAGAGAGGGGAATAAAAAAACAAGATGTTAAGTCAGTCAAACACTGGCAAGCTGCTAATGGAGAATATAGGTTTTCTGTAGTAACAAAAGAAAATGGATTTGATCTTAAGCAGTTTAAAAAAGAGTTCTTTGAAGAAATGAAACAGTATATCCCAGAGGTTGCAGTTCCTAACTACAACCTTACAGAGGGATCTCCTGTAGCCTACGAAATATCTTTACCTGATTTTCATTACGGTAAGATAGGGGCTATATCTCAAGAGGATAATAATTTGGATTTTATGAACACTGTAAAAGAGTTACATAGAAAAGCCAAAGGATTAAACATAGAAAGATTTATACTACCTATTGGTAACGATGGTCTTAACTCTGAAGGATATAGTAGAGCTACCACTAAAGGTACACCACAGCATGATGCTGAAGAATGGCAACAAACCTTTAGAGGTTACTGGAAGTTACTAGTTACAGCAATAGATTATCTATCTGCATTTGCACCTGTAGATGTTATAGTGGTGCAAGGTAACCATGACTTTGAACGTATGTTTTATATAGGAGAAGTAATAGAAGCTTGGTATAGAAATTATAAACCAGTGACAGTATATAATAGTTATGAGTCAAGAAAGTATTACAAATACGGAAACAATATGCTTATGTTTACACATGGGGATAAAGAGAAGCCGGCAGACATGCCCCTTCTCATGGCAACCGAAAGGCCAGCAATGTTTGCAGAGTGTGAGCACAGAGAAGTGCACTGCGGACATCAGCACAGAGAAATTGTCAATACCTACCAAGGAGTAAAAGTTAGATTCCTTCCAAGTATTGCAACACATGATGCCTGGCATAAAATGATGGGGTATCATAGTAAAAGAGAAGCGCAGGCTTATATATGGAACAGAGAAAAAGGATGTGAAGGATATTTACAAGTTAATTTAAAATAAATGGCAACAATAAAAGAAATAGTATACGATATTAAAAACCTTATTAGAGGTGGTATGCAATCAGACGATGAAATTATATCTGATCGTCAAATAGAATTTCAAATAAACAGCTTAAGAGCTCAGTTTATACGACAAGATATAAATAAACGAAGAAGTATTTCAGATAATATTAAACAGGTTATACACTGTTTAGATGTGGAAGCTGTTTCTGGATCAACATGTGGGCTACCTGCTGATTTAAAAATAATGAGATCTAAGCAACAAATACCTAATCCAATAGAAACATCGCACTCAGATCTTATAACAGCTATAGGGCCTACAGGAATTTTATCTGTTAACTTTCATATGGTACCTTATAATAGAGCTCCTTGGATAGGAACTAATAAGTATACAAAGCGTATGACTTTTGCATTCTTGTTAGATAATTTTATTTATGTAACTGGTCCAGAGGCTAAGTACTTAGATAAAATAAAAGCAGAGGGAGTGTTTCAAAATCCAAGAGAAATATCAAACTTTATGGATGTAAATGGTAATCCTTCTTATGATCCAGATAATCATGATTATCCTTTATCTACGTCTATGTTAGATTTAATAAAAACTAGTATGTTAACTCAAAACATGAAGCCTTTTATAGAAACTCTAACAGATAGTTCTAATAATGCTAAGTCTGACTTTCAACCTAATACTCAAAAATAATGTTTGAAAATTCAAAAAGAGGGGAAGGTAACTATAAAAAAGATTTTGGATCTAATGATGTATACACACATTATAAGAATAGTGTAATACCTGAATTACAGGTTGATAAACAAAAGTTTAGAAAAATATGTGATGAGTTTAATAAATTATTTATTGATGAAATATTAGTAAACTCAGAAGAAATGAGACTTCCTTATAGACTAGGAACAATAAGAATAAAAAAGTCTAAAATGAAATATGATGATAAAAATAAACTTAAGATTGATTGGGCAGCTAGTCGAAAACTAGGTAAAAGAATTTATCATCTAAATGATCATACTGGTGGATATAAGTATAGATTCTATTGGACAAAAGGTATAGTTAAAAATATAACAGCATACTCTTTTATTCCAACAAGAACAAATACAAGAACTCTAGCAGGTATATTAAAAGATAAAAATAGAGAACTAGATTATTTTATGTAATTATGGCACAAAAAACAAAAGTATTTGCACCGGAAGGGTACCACTTTATGGTAAAAAAGAATGGTAACTTCTATTTAATGACAGGAGCTTACACTGCTCACACATTAACTAATGGAGATAAATCAAGTCCTTATGTTATGATGGAGTATAGAACCACTCATCCTACAGATATGGAAGGGGCAGCAACACAAACTACTACGGCTACTAGAACAGCTAGGACTACAACTAGAACTACGACTAGAACTGCAACTCCTACAGTTACTAGAACTACTACGTCTTCAGGTGGATCTGGAGGAGGATACTCAGGGGGAGGGGGCTACTAATTATGGCAGCAACTAAAAGAAAAGGTATGGGTATAAAAACTAGTGTAAAGTCTGGTAATTTTAGACCTACTAAAAAAGGCGCAGGTATGACCAAGAAAGGTGTAAAAGCCTATCGTAGAGCTAACCCTGGATCAAAACTAAAGACCGCTGTAACTGGTGATGTAAAGAAAGGAAGTAAAGCAGCAAAGAGAAGAAAGTCTTTTTGTTCTAGAATGTGTGGTATGAAAAGAAGAAGAACTAGTGCTAAAACAGCAAGAGATAGAAATTCAAGAATCAATCAGTCATTAAGACGTTGGAGATGTAGATGCTAGTATGGCAATAAAAGATAAAATAATATCATTCTGGAAACAGGTACGGCTTAAATCTTCTGACATGTTTACTTTATTTAAAGTGGGTGTTGGGACAAAAGTTCCTACACATAAATTACATGTGAAGGATGCTGCTGACCCTATAAAATTAGAGGGTGTACAGAGTGATGTATCTAGTTCTACTAAATTTCTTGTATTGGATGGTAGTGATGTTGTTAAGTATGCTTCGGGTGGAGGAAAAACTGAAGAAGAAATACAAGACATTGTAGGAGCTATGTTCACATCAAATACTGAGACTAGAATAGCAGCTACATATGAAGATAGCGATGGCACTATAGACTTAGTTGTTGATACTATACCTCCAGATTTAACACAAAGTGGTACAGGAACAGTGCATGCTGACAATATTACAGACTTGCATGGCGCAGGTGTAAACGGATCAGCTAATCAATTACTAACTGATGATGGTGATGGTACTGTTACATCTGAGTCTGAGTTGACTTTTGGAAGTGATATTTTAGAATTAGGAGGAGATGATTCTACTTCAATAACAATACAAAGAAAAGGTAAAAGTTCAACTGGTGCAGGCGGACAGCTCGTTATTAGAGCAGGGAGTGGTTCAGGTACAAATTCAGATGGAGGTAACTTAAGATTTCATAGCGGATTAGGTACAGGAGAGGCTGATGCAGGAGAAATAAGATTTTCTGTTGCTAGCTCAGTATCAAGCGGATCTACTCAACACAGTGATCCTGCTACACGTATTTTAACATTAACAGATGTAGCAGCTAATTTTGTTGGTAACATAACTGTTACAGGAACAGTAGATGGTGTAGATATAGCAGCAAGGGATCATGATGCAGTTACATTAGCTAATACAAATTATTTAAGTTTATCAGGTCAAGAAATAACAGGCGGTACTGTTCCTGTAGGAAGCGGTGGTACTGGTTCTACTACATTTACAAGCGGTCAAATTTTAAGAGGTAATGGTACAAGTGCTTTGACTGCAGATAACAATCTTACCTTTAACGGTAGTAATTTTGTTATTGCTTCTTCAACTAGTGCTAGGCCTGCAGTGTATATATCAAATACTAATTCTGACGCAGAAGCCCCTTCACTTATATTTGATAGAACAGCTACAGCTGGAGCAGATGGTGATGATATTGGTGTAATAAAATTTGATGCTGAAGATGATTCTGGAAACGGTCCACATACATATGCTCAAGTATTAGGTGAAATACAAGTAGCTGCAGATGGTTCTGAAGAAGGTAGATTAACACTTAGTGTAGCAAGTCATGATGGAGAACTACAGCCTGGTTTAAAGTTAGATAGTGGTAATGTAGAAGACGAAGTAGATGTTACTTTAGGTAATGGAGCGGCATCTGTAACTACTATTAATGGTACTATTGTAGTCGGTTCTACTTTATTTGCTGATAACAGCGGGGTTTTACAAGTCGCTAATCAATCTAATATTACAGGTGTTGGTACAATAAGTTCTGGTACTTGGCAAGGCACTGCCATTGCTAGTGCATATTTAGATCAAGATACTGCACACTTATCTACTAGTCAAACATTTACTGGGACTAAAACATTTGAAAAGGGAATAATATTAGACGGTGATAGAAATGTAACACCAAGCGCAGATGGTGCAGCAATACATGTTGATGCTATGGATATAACAGATAATGCTACATCTGCATCAGGAACAGCAAGTACCTACAATCATATAACTTTTGAAAATCCTAGATTATTTGCTACAAATGCATCTGTAACAACTACCGATGCTGCTACTGTATTTATAAAAGGAGCTCCATTTGCAAGTACTAATCAAACTATTACTAATAATTATGCTCTTAAAATTCATTCTGGAGATAGTTATTTTGCAGGAGATATAATTGTAGCAGGTAACGATATAAAAGATTCAAGTGGTAATGCAGCAATTACATTTGATGGTAGTGCAAATACTCACGTTAGGGCTAATTTAGATGTTACAGGAAGTATTACAGGTAAACAGTATCAAGTATTTCCAACTAACTTTGTAGATGATTTTGGTACTTCTGAAGTTTTTATGCCTATACATGGTACAACATTTGAACAAGCTCAAGTTTATCAAGATGATGTAGCTTTACTAGCTCCATGCGATGGTAGAGTGGTTTCTGTTTCATTAAGTATTATGAGTGTCACAGGTTCTGGTGATCTTACAGTTAAAGTTTACTCTATAGGTCCAAACACTTCTGGAACAAGTTTATCTAGTTGGACTTTAGAAGAGTCTGAAGTTTTACCTATAACATCTACAGATGACAACCATGTTTTACACTTTGGATTTAGCAATGATAAACATTTTGAAAGTACAGAAAAATTTGCAGTATCAATACAGGCTAGCGCAGATGTAATGGGTAATACATTTATATATGCAACAACAGTAATAGAGTGGGATTATAATACTTTATTAGGAACTAGTGCAGAATATGACTCTGTACCTTAAATAAAATAAAATAATATGGCACTAAACGGAAAATATATATCACTAAAAGCAATCATGGAGCAAGTATATGCTGACAACGGTTATCAATTTGAATTACCGTGGGTTGATTGTATGCAGTGGACAGAAGAGGCTCTTAACTTAATAGGGCACCCTAGACAATACATAAGAAAAGTAACTGGACATAAAAGCAATCCTGATCTTGCTATAAAAGATTACAGAGCGCATTTACCTTGTGATTTTTATCAACTAGAACAGATAGCTGTAAATGGTAGACCTGCTGAGTATGCCAGCAATACCTTTCATCATTTACTATCAGGAGATTGTTGTGGCGTAGAAGAAGATATGAGCTCAGGGTTATACTATAATAGTGAGCAAATAATTACAAGGAACTGGGGGCAAGATGTTCTTACATATGATGAGGAAACTCAATCATACTCCTATCAAGCCAGAGACTTAGAAGACATGGAGAATCTTAACTTGATGTCTGATGGTACTCAAGAATTTTACTTAGGAAATGGAGGAGCCCAAGAAAATAGAAGAATTACTTTTGATATAAATAATAATCATATTACATTATCTGTAAAAGAAGGTAATGTTTGTATAGCATATTTAGCAGTGCCAACTGATGATGATGGCCTACCTTTAATACCTGAAGATACAAGCTACCAACTAGCTATAAAAAAATATCTTACAATGAAGATAGATTATATAGCTTGGAGAAGAGGTGAACTTAGATCTGATATATTCCAACACTCAGAACAAGAGTGGCAATGGTATGTAGGACAAGCAGGTAATAAAGCTAAGATGCCAAGTATAGATCAGTTAGAAGGTATTAAGAATCAAGTGATGCGATTGCTTCCTAATATAAATGCACATGAAACATTTTTTGCAACTCAAGTATCTCCAGAAATAAGACGAAATTTTAATAGATAATGAAAGATCAGCATATAAATACATTTCAAAACGGCCTACAATCAGATTTAGGTTCTACTATACCACAAGATGGATCTTATACAGATGCTAAAAATATAAGAATTGTTTCTGGGGGACGTGAAGGAGAATCTGCAATAGCTGCTACTGTAGATGGTAATGAAAAAATAAAAACTCTTAGATACCTATATCCTTATAATTATGAACTTAGCCTAATAAATGGAGTATTTGTACCTATTGCTCAGGACTTTCAACATTTAGACGTATCTATAATAGGACACACAACAATAAGAAATACATTAATCTTATATGCTATAGGAACAGGAACTCTTTTTGAGGGTGGAATATTTGCACAAGATGTAAAGGTAGATTTAATATATACAGTTGACTTAAATAATTATGGTGAGGCAGCTCAAGTAATATATGTGTCTGAGGAGTTAAATTTTAATTTTGACTACCCTATTGAAGCTGTAGGTATATATGAATCTGAAAATATACAAAGGGTTTATTGGACAGATAATTTAAATCCAGCTAGAACTTTAAATATAAAATCTGCTGAATTAGAAAATTTACCAGCAGAAGAGTTATCCTTAAATGTTCCAGTAAATTTTACTTCTCCAAAAGTAACTAAAGTTGATGGTAGTGGAGCCTTAATTGCAGGAACATATCAGTATGCGTATAGGCTAAAAACAAAACAAGGACTAGTATCAAGATTCTCACCGTTATCTAATGGTATACATATAGTAGATGGTTCCTTGTACTGGAATTACCAAGAAGATCCAGAAAACCAAAACGAATACAGCAATACAATTGCAGGAGATGCAACTGATAAGGCTGTTTATGTACGTATAGAAAATATCGATGATGATTATGATTCTTTAGAACTTGCAGCAATATATAGAACAGCTAAAAATTCTATAAATAGTGCTTATATAGTAGAAGAAGTTATATTAAACTCTACAGAAGTAGAAATTATACATGAAACTAGTATTGGAGAAGCTCTGTTAGCAGAAGAAATAACAGAAATAATAGATCTACCATCTAAGGTTAAAACAATAGAAGCTAAAGATAATAGACTTTTTATGGGCGGATTAGAATATTCTGCTTTTGATTTAGAGTTTAATGCTAGAGCTTATAGATATGTAAGACCTGATGGAGAAAAATACCCAAGACTCAGTTTAGAAGAGTCTGAAGTTGATGGAGAAATGACTACATATGTAGATGAAAACTTTGATCCTATAAACTTACAAGGAAGTTTTACCTATTCACAACAAGAAAATATAGATGCTATTAACCCTTATAACATAGATAGTGAAGAAGCTATTCCTGGAGAACTACATTATAAATTTAAAAAAGATGGAATAACTTTAGGTGGAGAAGGGCCAAACGTAGAGTATGAATTTTTTAAAAAACAATTAGATGGTAACTCATCTTCATCAATACCTGATCAAGCTCCCTTTGTTAAATCAAACTTTTATCAAGCTGGATGTGATGATGATGATACTCTTTTTAAAGGAGATTATAAATCTCCAAGAAATGCATCTGAATTTGTAGGGTATCATAGAAATGAAATATATAGATTTGGGGTTGTACTATACGATAAATACGGTAATCCAGGATTTGTAAATTGGATAGGTGATATTAAGTTTCCAAACTATGGAGACTACGATCACAAAGACGGGTTGTACGGAGGGATATATAATTATACATTAGCTCAAACTAGTGATACTGGTTCTGGAGTTAATTATAATCATACAGAAAGTGACATCAACGCTTATGCAAACATGGAATATTATGATCCTGATAACAATGGCGGGTATGATCAAGTTAATAGTAGTTATAATTTTAATGATGATAATTTTAATAGTTCTGCTAAAAATACTTTATATGCTTTAGGTATTAAGTTTACAGTTAATATTCCCCAAGAGCTTGAAGATAAAATTAGTGGTTATAGAATTGTTAGAGTAGAAAGAAAAGATAGAGATAGAACAGTTCTTGGTACAGGAGTTATTAATTTTATGCCTCAATGGTGGGACGCGCAACAACAACACATATATATAGGATTTAACAATAGTAGTACTGGAAATCGTTTAGGATACCCAGAAGATTTTGGAGATTTTGGTTCTGGTATTGGAGCTCCTATAGGTGGTACTGGAACTGCTGCACAAGTTACAGACTCACACAGAAGAAATATTACTATAGATTCTCCAGACTTTGCATTTGGTAATTCTTACCCAGCAGGGAATTGTAATTACATAGAATTTATAGGGGGTGTTACAGGTGTAATTGATAATAATTTTTTAGGAGGAGCAAAAGGAGAAGCTGCTATATTTAGTTCTCATACATTAGCTCTTAATTCAGATTTTTTTGATAGTTCAAAAATAGGAGTAGAGTTCTCTACAAAATTAGAGCCAGGTGAAAATATTGATGTACCTGGAACTGATTTTTTTGGAGAAACTTCAAACTATAATGAAGAAACAAACATTGGACTATGGAATAAAGCATTTTCAAGCACCACTATCACAGCAAACAACCATTATGTAACTGGTGTAGGAGAAGAAACTTTATTTGTTAGACTAGATGAATATGGTTTTAATTTAGACTCGCTAGATTCTCCTATAATCACAGCATTTTTTAATACTGCAAGTACAAACATTGCTAAAAATGGTAGAGGTAAAATTTTAGCTTCTGTAAAAAGAATACTAAGTGCTCAATATGGAGGTAACACTGAGCAAGCAAGAAGAAATAATCTTTATATACCAGCAGGGCCATTAATAAATATAAATGAACCTGATCAAGTAGATGAGTTTGGTAGACATGATGTTTGGGGAGGAGATACTTATGTTGTTATGTACGACATAGAAAAAATAAGAAGAGCGTCAGGAGATATTGGTGATGGTGGCTTATTTAACACAACAAACGATCCTGTTTCTGAATATTATGATACTAAATCTACTAGTTATGCTTTTCCTGTAGAAACATATTTCAATACTACAATACGAGGAGGGTGGCATTTTGCAAATAAAACAGATTGGGATATAGACACAGACACTAAACTAAATACATTTGATTTAGAAACTTGTTACTCTATTGAAAATAATGTTGAAGCGTTTTTACCTAAACCTTTAAACTTTGTTGAGACATCTAAATTTGATTCTAGAGTTATATACTCTGATGCAAAAATAAACAACTCAGCAATGGATTCTTGGAGAAAATTTAGACTTGAAAATTATAAAGATTTAGAAGGTTTGAAAGGATCTATAAATAAGTTAATCGTTAATAACGACATAATGTATTTTCTACAAGACTATGGATTTGGTAAATTATCTATAAATCCTGTGTCTACTGTTGTTGATAATGATGGAGCTTCTATTATTTTAGGAACTGGATCTGTTATACAAGACTTTCAGTATATATCAAATAATATAGGGTGTAATTCTTTTAAAGCTGTAGTTGGAACTCCTAGAGGACTGTACTGGTTTGATTCAAATAATAAAAAAGCATATGCTTTTAGAGCAAACGGTCTAGAAAGTATATCAGATACACATGGAGTTAAATCTTTATTTAGTTTAACTAGTGATGAGATTGTAAACAATTTTCCTAAAATAGTTTTAGGATATGACTATAAAAATAATGAAGTCTTGTATAGTATCTTTGATCCTGGTATAGTAAATGCAGGAGAAACAATAGTATTTAGTGAGGATATAAATAAGTTTACATCAAGATATTCTTTTTACACTCCTATGTATATAAATGCTCCAACTAATCTATTGTCTGTAAATCCAATTCAAAGTAAAAGAGATGAACTATTTGAGCATAACTCTTATCTTTCTAGCACTTGGTATGATACTAGTTTTAAAACTGAAATTGAGTTTATAGTAAATAAGCATCCTTTAAATTCTAAAGTATTTGATAATTTAGAATGGTATGCAGAGTCAGATACAGCAGGGCAAGATATAATTAATGAGGCTATATTTTCAACATCTACTGCTACAAAACTAGTAGAATTAATTAGTCAAAGTAATCCTGCATATTTTCCATATAAAGAAGTAAAAGAAAAGTTAACAAAATTACCTGTTCCAAGAACAGGGGGAGGCTATAGATTCAGAGATACATATTTAAAAGTATTGTTATCTTCAGACTCCGCTACTAAACTACTATTACATTACGTAAAAACCTTATTTAGAATTTCTCGAAGATAATAAAATAGAATATATTTGCTAATTATGAAAAAAATAAATAAATACGATAACGGAGGGGATCCACCTGTAAAACAACCAGACTATTTACAGTACAAAGGGCCAAACTATTTTATGGAAGGTAACCCTGCATATGATTTAGAAACTTATCAAAAAGCTATTACTAGAGATAGTACTGCGCTAGCAGATGCAATGTTTCCTAGTTTTATGTTTGATGAGATGAAGCGCCTACAGCTAAATAGACAGCTAAGAAATAAAATAAAGCCTTACACTGAAGGTGAGATTAGAGATCTCAATTTGGTTGGGAAGCAATACACTGGTCCGGCGGTAGACATGGATATGTTTATGCAGCAGTATATGGATAGCGGTATAGATGATAGAAAGTATGGTGGTAAATCTAAATCTAAATCTATGGATGTAGACTATGAAGCTGAAGGTGGAGAAGTTGTTATAGGTGATATAGCTGTAAATAAAATGTATAACGGTGGTACAGCTAAACAATACAAGGGTGCTAATATGTACATGCTTGGTGGACCATCGCATGCAGAAGGTGGTATTGGTATTAAGATGAAAGGTGACGGCCCTTCTTATGTATTCTCTGATAAACTAAAAGTAGGAGGTATGAGAGGCGCTACATATGCTGACATGGCTGCTAAGTTTGGTAATGAACTAGATGAGATAAATACTATGGCTATGGGTGGTGAAGCATCTGATAGAAATACAGCAGAAAGAATGCGTCCTAGAATCATGGAAGATGTAAAAGATCTATTCGATGATCAAGAAGAATTTAAAAGAGAAAATAATATAGATCAAGAGCCTAAAGAGGCTCAGTTAGGGGCTGCTTTTACAGCTTTAGCTCAAGGGGCAGGATTGTCTCCAGGATTAGCAGCTGCACAGTTCTTACCTGGATTATTTAATATTGGTAGAGGGTTGTTTGCAAAAGCGCCTGAGTTAGAATATGATCCAATTGTACCAGAAATGCAAGACTACCAAGACTTTAATCCTTTAATTAAAACTTATTTAGGGCAACAAGATAGATCTTTAGCAACTTTAAGAGCAGGTTTAGAAGGGTCAGGAGTTTCAGGCACAGGATTAAGAGCTAACTTCCAAGCAGGACTTAATCAGTCTCAAAGCAATGCTGCCAACTTCCTATCTCAAGTAGGACAAATGCAAGCACAAAGTGATAGACAAACAGATCTGTTTAATATAGGACAAAGAACAGCAGCACGGGAAGGTAATATGCAAAGGGAAATGATGGCTGATCAATTTGCACTGCAAAATAATCCTGCACCTGCATTTAGTCAAGGTTTATCACAAATACTTGGTACCGCAACAAGTTTATCTCAACAAGGACTTCAAAGAGATCTTTTAAATAGAATTTTTCCTGTAGCATACGGAGGTAAATACGGAGTTAAATAAAATAAAATTATGGCAATAGATTTTGGAAAAGGTATAAGAGGATTTTTAGGTAGAGTACCAACAATAGACTACCAATATACTCCTATACCATTTAGAGAAATGTTATTAGCAGGACAGTTAGCTGATCGTGCGCAACAAAGAAATACACAATTACAAGACAATGTAAATAGATTATATAGACAAAATCTTTTACCTAAAGCACGTAATGTTTACGATCAAAAGTTTGATGCTTTTAATCAAAGAGTTGGAGATTATATAACACAAAACGGAAGTAACTTATCTGGGTTATCAGGGATATTAAATGAAGAAGCATTTAATATACAAAATGATAGAACTCTTTTAACAGAAACTAATAACTATAAGGTTAGAGAAGACTATATAAATACACTACAACAGAAAGTAACAGATCCAGACTTACGTCCTTATTATTTAAATATGTCTGATGCACAATATGGGCAAACAGAGTTAGGTACTGATTACATTCCTATGCTTGACTACTCTAGATTAGATGAAAAGAAACTCATGGATGAGTTATATACAGTAGCAGGTAAGTTAAAGTCTGAGACATTTGTAGATAGAATAGATGATCAAGGAACTCAAACAATACAAACTACTAAGACAGGTGTGTCTGCAGATGATATAAGAAGTACTCTATACAATCATATAAATGAAAGTGAAAGCTTAACTGGATACATAAGAGATAAAGCAGCTGCACTAGGTGTAACTGGGCAAGAGTATATAGATGGTAAAATAAATAATATAGCTGCTCAACTTGAACGAAGAGGTGATGTATCTCTAGGTAAAACAACTGCAGACCCTCTTGCAGGAGCTTCAGCTGATAATCAATTTACATTTACAGGATCTATATTTAATGTAGACACTGAAAATATATTGGGTACAGGCAAAGCTCAAAATATAATTCAAAACTTTGAAAATAGCAAAGTAAATATGGATCTTGCTGAGAGAGTTAGTAAAGCTAGTATGATAGATAATATTACAAGAAATGCAGGACTATCTAAAAAAGATTTAGAAACTATAGAAAAAAATTCTGTAGAAACTTTAGTAAATAGTAAAGTACCAGAGAATATTTCTATGCTTACAGCAGGAGAAGGATTTAAACCTATTACAGGATTACGACGAGAACTAACAAAAGAAACTCCTCATTACAAGTTTGAAAAAGCTGCTGAGGAATATTTTAAAAATGCAACAATAATTCCTCAGTACGCACTGTTTGCAGACAAAACTACAACCCCAAAACAAAAGGCTGCTATAAACGCTTTAAATGCTACTGAAAATTATCAAAGTTTACTAAATATAGATCAAGTAAAGAGTGGTAATAAATGGGAAGATGCTAGTAATAAAACATTTGATAATGTGCAGGACATGAATATAGATGCTATATCTACTAGACCTTACTATGATACTGCAACAGGACAAACTTTTACAAAAGTTATGGGTTCTTTTAAAGATGGTAAAGACACTAAAATTTTTGAAGGCACACTTCCTACAACTTCTGTGTTAGGAGTTAATTCAGGATTAAATGCAATACATGGAACTCCAGCAATGATAGAAGCTTCTAGATTAATGTTTAAAGGGCAGACAGTTTCTGGAAAAACATTTGAAAACTACACAAAACAATTAGCAGAAAAAGATCCTAATTTAGCAGATGTGTTATCAAATAATGTTCTAGGAGCAAGAATGAATGAAGATGGAACTCACTCTATTGTTATAGTAAACAAAACAAATGGAAACCTAGTGGCCCCACTTACAGATGAACAGCTCACAAATGTAAAAACTTTAACAGAGTTAATAAGAAATCTAGACGAAAAACTTAAACAATAAATAAATATGTCTCAACACACTAACGGAGATAAAAAGCGAAAGTCAGTAGCTGCATCTCAATACGATAGTCTATTTGAATTACCACCATTAAACTTAAATCTACCAGAAATAAAATTAGATCAACCTAGTTTACCCGAAGGGTATGTAGGTCTGTTATCTTCAGAGGAAGTAGAAGAGCAGCAAAGCCTAGGAGTAAGATATATTCCAGGCATGAACATAATGAAAGAGATGTCCGAAGCTCAAGGGACATTAAATAAGATAGGTAATGTTTTAGTTAGAGGCACTGTAGGAGCAGCTGTAGCTGCTGTAGAACCTTTTGCATATTTATTAGATGTAGAAAACCACATAGCAGCACTACAAGGTGCAGACAGAGACTATGATAACTTTCTTACAAAAGGGTTACGAGGATTAGAAGAATCTGTAAGAGAAGACTTTCCTATATATACAGCCGGACAAGAACCAACTATAGGTTCTTCAGATTGGTGGTTTCAAAATACAGATCAAGTTCTAAGATCTATTGGATATTTCTTACCTGCAGGTGCTTTATTTAAAGGCGCTAATATTGCAGGTAAAGCTATCTTTGGTACAGCTGCAAACTTAACAGGTAAATCTATATCTGGTTCAGCCGCTGCATCTGCTTTGAATGCAGGTAGCGCTTTAGGATCAGCAACACTACTAAACTATGGAGAGCATGCAGTATCTGCAGCTAGACATATAGAAGAAAACCTAGAAGATCTTACTAATAAATACATTGCAAATGGATTAGAGCCTGGACAGGCAGCAGAAGAAGCTAGAAGAACACTATCTAAACAAGCAGCTGAGATTATACAAGGCGGTAGAGTAAATATACTATGGCAATCTATATCACAAGCTAATTTATTTAGAGGGGTATCTCATACTAGAAGACTAGGTAAGTTAAAAGAGGCTACAAAGAATCAAGGAATGTTTGACGGCCTAAAAAGGCTGGGTATAGAAGCCACTACAGAAGGGTTAGAAGAAGTAACCACCGGGTATCAAGAGACAGAAGCTCAATACAAAACAGATCTAGAGCTTGGTAAAGTTGTACCTGATAATAGACCAGGATTTGAAAAGTTTGTAGAGCATGCAACAAGTTACCAAGGTATAACTGAAGGGCTTTTAGGAGCTTTAGGTGGTGGTGTAGTAGGTACAGGTGTGTCTATATTTGGTAAAAAAGATAATATAGATGCATTAGAACAAGTTAAGCAATCAGAGTTAGCTTTAGGGGCTTCAGGAGAAAGAATAAAAGATCTAACTAAAAAACAAGTTAGAGAGCACGCAGTAATGAATGCTCTAAAAGGTACATCCCAAAACTTTATGGACGTATTAGAAACCTATAGAAATGCTACAGAAGAAGAAGCAAAGAATCTAGGTTTTGAATCTAACTATAAAGAACTAGCTGATGAATACATAGCAGATGCAAAGTATATAGAAGACGTTATAAATAACGAACTTCTTAACCCGCTTAGAGGTAGTCAAGCGGAAGCATTTGTACTAGTAAATAATAAGTTAAATGAATACTATGCTCTAAAAGATATAGAAAAATATAAATCTAATCTTACAGATCTAGAAGCACAGAAACAAAAGCTGTTTGAAGATATTGAAAACAATGTAGAAGATAAAGATCTGCATGAGATACGTAATAATATATTCAAGAGAGCTGCTTTACAAAGAACTGTGCAAGGTTTTGAGAATAGTATACAAGAACTTAGAAGTCAAGCTAAACCTCTAACAAGAGAAACTAATGAAACGTTAGCAGGAGAAGTAAAAAACTTAGAGGATGCAAAAACAAGACTAAAACAAAGAGAAGAAACTCTAGAGTTAAAAGTAAAAGACTATGCTTCAGCTAATGAGATTACTGTAGATGAAACTCTTGATAGAGTATCTAAGCTAGAAAGCGCCGGTGATATAGATGCAAAGATAGAACTAACTGAAAGTCTATTAGAAGCTGGTAGAATACGTCGTAAAAACAATGCACTTAGATACCAAGAGCTAGTAAGTAATCCTGAGTTATTGAAACAAGAAGCTGAACAAACAATTGCTCAAGAGAAAGCAGAACAAGCAAAGAGAGCAGCGTCTAAGAAAGCTAAACAACAAGCTCAGAAAAAACAACAAACACAAGCTGCAAAAAAGAAAGCTAGAAATAGTCAGCCTGCACAAACTACACAGGCAACTACAGCACAACAAGCGGCCGGTGGAGCACCACTTACTGCTACATCACCTATAGGTAAAAAAGAATCTGCCAGTACAAATCAGATAATGCCTACAACTGAAATAGAGGATTACCTAAAAGGTAAATTACCTAAGTTAATTAATCGTGATGCTATGGGCGCCGCTAAACCAGGTAACTTTGAGTTTATTGCTAAACAAATTGGCACATTAGCTACCGTAGAAAAAGAGTTTTTGGGTTCTACATCAGCTCTAATAGGAGATTTAGGTCCATATCCTGCTAAAAAAATGTTTTTCAATGATATAATAAAAGCAATTTATAATTTAACAACTGAAAATACAGCAGAGAAAATTGAACTCGCAGCTCGAAAATTTCTAAAAGAGGAAGAGTTATATGTAGACCCTAAAGGAGAAATAAGATCTTTAGTAGATGACAAACAACGTTCTACCCTTCTACGTGAAAAACAATCTGTCAGCCCAAATAAGGTTAATGTTACATCTACAAGCTTTTCATCTCCAGTATTTGATGGAGAAGTAAACAATGGTGGAGAAGACATAGAATCTACTGGAGATACAAACTTAGAAAATAGTAGAGTAGCTCCTAAATCATTTAATCCATACTTTGAGATTGATGATCAAACACTAACAGGAAGACAAACAAACTCATCCTCTTCTCTTGCATTCTTATCTGTGCAATACAGAGAAATAGAAATAGAGGGTGTAAAAGAAAAAGTAAGTACATCTAACACTAAGACTGAAGAATCTAAACTTATAGAATCTAGTAAAGCAATGATGCCTAATAGTGAAGTTGTACTAAGACTAGTTAATAGTGATAATGTAGCTCTAACAAAAGAAGAGTTAATATCTATGCCTAATGAAGACGTAGATAATCTAGCTGTAGCTGTATACCAAGACGGTATAAAATCAGCATCACTACACACTACAGATTGGATAGAAGCTAGAGATAGTAATGGAAGACTGATAAACACGGCCCCTGGTAGACTAGAAGAAGAGCTACAGAATGCTAGAAACATACGTAGAGCATTAGCTAGAAGCATTGACCAAAATAATGAAGTTAAAACAACTGTAGTATTCAAGGGCCATGGTAAGGTTTTACCTTTATATCAAGAAGACAGTGCAGGTAACTTATTACTAGTGGGTAATAAACTACAAAAAATAAATAAACCTATAGACCAAGCATTACCGGATGTAGATAATATAAAACTAGGTATTGTAGATGGTGGTGAAATATTCATAGGAGAGTTTGCCCTAAAAGAAGAGACTGTAATAGATCTTAAAGATGCTAACTACACTAATGGTAGAGTAGTTGCTAACTTACCAACACCAAATGGTAAGATATTCCCTACAATATTATTTGTGGATAATGTAACTGCAGATCAAGCAAACACTATAATAGGTGCTGCAACATCATTCCAGAACAACCAGACAGAAACGTTTGATACTATAACAGAACAAACAGGAATACAGTTTGGTAGACAAGGAGATTCAGCAGGACTACATAAGTTTGTAAATAGATACACATTTGCTAGAAAGACATTCTACAGCTGGAATAAAGAAGTTGAAGATAACTTTGAGCAAGGCGCTGTATTAGTACATACACCGGAACTGGCTGCTTCAGAAGATGGCCAGGTACAAGGAATGCTACAGATAATAAATGTAGACCAAAGAGTAATGTACACAAACGATCCTTTGTTCTTTAAAAACAATCCTTCTTTCGTAACAGATAATGACATACGAGAGATAAAAGATATTAGAGAAGAAGGCGCTGCAAAAGAAGCAGCTCAATTACTACAAGGAAAACTTGTTAGTGTACAAAAACAAAACATAAATAAAAAAGAAGAGTTTAAGGATGTGATTCTGAACTTAGAAGGTGTTGTAGAAGATGTAAGTACACACTCATCATACAATGCATTTAAAGGACAGTTCTTAAAAACTGATATAAACGGTAAGAATACATTAATTAATAGTGCAGGCGAGACAGAGTATACATACATGACTCAGCCATTAGTAATTGTAGATACATCATTTGCAGAACAGGGAGCAGTAGTAAACGAAAGTGAGAATGCAAACCAGGCTGCAGAAGGATTATCTTTTGCATCACCTATATACGAATCAACTCAGGCTAATGAAAACCAACTAGATGGTTATAAAGATGATGCCATTGCGCGGGCTATGCGTGAAGAGTTAGGAGAAAGATTCTTTGATACTAAGATAATTAGTCTACCGATGCAGTTAGAAGCCATAGGTTCTATATTTGCACAATACTCACAAAATATTACCAAAGCTAACTTTAAACAAATATCTCAGTTTATAAAAAATGAGCTAAATAAAGAAGCAGATGGTATAAAAATAAATACTAGAAGAAAGAAAGCTCTAAAACATTTAGTAGATAACTACGACGCTAAGTCTGGTAAGGTTACCGTGGAAGGTATAATGTTAGAATCATTAGCAAAGTTAGATATACTACCACAAAAACAAGGGTTTAGATCAAAGGATCTTACCGATGCAGAAATAGATCAAATATTTGCAGAGTCTTTAGAAGTTGATGGTTTTACCCAGGAAGACTTTGTAAAAGATATTTATGATTTTGAGTTCTATAAAACAAATAAGAAAAGGACAGCATCTTCTAGTATAAAACTATTACTATCTAGAGCAACTAAAAACGAAACAACGTGGTTAGGTAAAAACTTTAGAAAAGCAATACCGTATCAAGAAAGTTATGATACAATAAAAGCTACACTAAGTGCTGTGCCTGGTACATTTAAAGATCAGAGAGCTGCATTATTAGCAAGAGAAGAGGAGTCTAGTAATCCTATATTTGGAAAAATAGCAGAAGAGCTAGACAGAGGATCAGAAACATTACGTCGACAGTTTGTAGTGGCAATGTCAGGTACAAGACTTGACTTTGTACATTTAAAAGTAAATCCTCAACAGTTAGGACGTAATGTAGAAATGCAACTAGTAGATAGATATAACACCACTATTAATATAAAGAATAAGTGGTTTAGAAATCTACAAAGCTCAAAGCTAGTAAAAACTATAACTCTAGATGGTATACCAGAAACAATAATAAATCAAAAAGAAAGAGAGAAGTTATATAACAATTATTTAAAAGAGTATAAAAAATACCAACAAGCTAACCAGCTAAGAAGCAATGAGTTTGTAGATGTAGTTAAAAAATACTTAGGGGATATGGGTATGGATGTACCTGTAGAAGGACTTAGATTTTTAGCTAGTAAAAAAGCAAACGCTAAAGATAGATCTGCTTACTTAGGTAGAAAATCTAAATGGGAGACACATGTTAACCCTGAACTTACAAGCGGGGGAGTAGGACAAGGTATGATGTCTTTCTTATTCAATTCATTTAGATTAAGAAATGGAGGACTAGCAGAACAACAGCTGTTAAAAATATCTACAGATAAACAAAGCATAGAGGAAACAAAAGAAAACGAAGAAGCATACAATACTCTTCTAGAGGCAGAAAAAAGAGGTGGGTTTATACATGTAACTAATCCATACGACGGCCCTAATCGTGAAAGAGCTGCTTATGGATTATTAAAACTTACTGTAGACTTTGGAGGCGCTTTATACGGAGATAGTTTTAGAGATGCAAAAGGTAATCTTATATACCCATTCCAGAATCATTTTGGTATGAGTAGAACTTTAGCTGATTATATACAAGATAAGAATCTTCTAAATGATCTATTATCGCTAAGCTACAATAAAAACTCTGTATGGGGACAAGGCCTACAAAACGATGATAAGTACTTGGAGCTTCTTATGTTTGACTCAACTATATTTAATGCAAACGCTACAAATAGAAAAGAACAAGGTAAATTTTTACAAGAGATAACTTTGTTCAATGCTTTTGCTAATCAAGGAAATAAAGATGCATACTTCTTCCCTATAACTACGGCGGATAAAGATATAGCACCAATAATAAAAGCTCCTAGGTTAACAAACACAGTAGAAAATATAAGAACTGAGAATGGAAAGGTAACTGATATACTAGATCCTGCCCTAGAACAGATATATAACTACGCTATAGATGAGTATAATAGAATTGAAAATTATAAAGAGATAGAAGGAGTTAATAGAGGGCCTTATGAAGAGGGTGCAAAATACTTCTACATGTTCAATTATCTAAATGCATATGACCCTAATCAGGAGAACGTGTTTGATGCACAAGACCCTATAGAGTTTATACGTGCTACGGTAAAACAGAATGTGATAAACCAAATCAACTCACATATAGATAGATTACAAGAGCTTGGTATAGAAGAAAAATTCCTGGATAAACGATACATAAATAAGAAGTTTGGAAAACAATCTGCATTCTATAAAACGAAAGCAGATAAATTAGCAGGAGCTATTGCTGACTATAACCTAAACTATATAGTATCTAATAATGAAGTAGTAAAATTATTTGGTAATGATCCCGCGCATGCTTTTAAAAGAAGTAAGAAACCTGGGGCTACATTAAAAGATGATATAAAAGAAACGCTTAACAACTATGAAAAACGTAAAGCAGATCTAATATCTCCTGCATCTACGCCACAATACACAATGCCAAGTGTAACAATAGCTACAGCAAACGACGCAGTTAAAGATGGTATTGAAAGAACAGATGCTCAAGAGTATGGTACAATAGCTGAGATGGTAGAATCTAAACTATCTGCAGGTAAACTACCAAAAGACATAAGTGATAAAATATTATCTGCTTACAATGCAGCTAAGAATGACCCAGACAATGTAAGAAACTTTTTTAAACTTAATGAAGCACTAACTAAAGAAGAGATAAACAAGTACAAAAAAATAATGATGGCAGATAAGCCTGTATTTGTACAAAACGATATAAGAGTAGATCAAGATAGTAACAATAAACTATTTAGAAAGTCACATATTAGATACCTATGGCCTGAAGAAACTACAGGATACGGATTAGATAACATCCGTGTAGCAATGGAGAATACTGGTATAGATAGGTTAGGACATATGACCTCTGATAAAACAGGAGCAGTAAATCCAATTAATATCTATGATGCAAACGGTAAAGTAAGATCTTTACCTGAAGTAACAGCAGAGATGGAAAGAGGAAGACGGTCCATTAGTAGATCTGGTTTAGGTATACAGCAAGAAAAAGGAACTGATACTGGTGAGAATGCATATTCTTCTCAATTAGATGTTTTAGCATTTGATGATATGCTAGGTAAAACTTTATCTACAACTGGAGAATCATACAGTGATCTACGAGACCAAAAAGAAGAGTTACATAAAAAGTTTATGCAACTTGGTGCAAAAGGATTGTTTGATAAGTTAGGTATAAAAGTAAGTCCTGATGGTAGCGCATACGTACCTAATCCTACCACACTAGCTAAGATGCTTAAAGAAGAAGCAATAGCACGTAAGTGGACTGATAAAGATATATCAGAGTTAGCACTAAAAGATGTATCAGGTGCAGTAGAACGTGTATTTAAATCACCACTTATATTTAACCATGCTAGAAAAAATATAGATTCTTTAGTACTATCTCTAGTTAATAAAGCAATAATAAAAATTAAAATACCTGGAGAGTCACTTGTACAAGCGTCGTCTGCAGGCTTTGAAGCTAGAGGTGGATTTGGATGGGATCAGTTTGTATCTAGTGGAGAGCTTGATAAAATTAAAAATGGAATTACACTTATAGAAACAGAAAATGCATTTGATGAGTCTGTAGGTTTACAGGGAGTAAGAAAAGGTAAAGATGGTAAAGTATTACCTGCACAAATATTTATTAGCCCGGTATTCACAGATTCAAACGGTAAAAGTGTTGATCTTAGTTCTAAAAAATATACAACAATAACAAATGGAATAAGATACCTACGTACAGATATACTGCCACAAGAGCTTAGAGAAAGAATACTCTATCGTATACCTGGACAAGGTAAACCATCAGTAGTTCCTGTAGAGATTGTAGGATTTTTACCTAAAACTTCTACATCTAGTGTAATTGTGCCTGATCAAGTTATAGACCAGATGGGTAGTGACTTTGACTGGGATACAGCATACACATACTTCAAGCAGTTTGAGGTAAATAAAGATGGTACAGTCAAAATAAAGTCTGATTTATCTGAACTACAAAAGCTGCAGGATGAGTACTATGAGTTATTTAAAAAGATAATATTTGACGAAACTACAAGAAAAGCAACAAGTAAATTAGATAACAACGATCTTAAACAAGCTGCAGATGTAGTAGATGGTATACTAGGTAAAGAGTCAGAAATAAATGACCCATCTTTTGTAACTACAAATATAGATAACACAATCAGCCAAAGAACAGGTAAGCAACTTATTGGGCCTGCATCTCTAGCTGCTGTTATGCACGCCGCACTACAAGGTAAAAACATAACAATAAATGTATCTAGTAGAACTCAAGAGCCAATACCATTTATATTCTTTAAAGGTGGTGTAGAAAATAAAAATTTAAAACTAACTAATATATCTTCTTACAGAGGTAAGTCTTATACTACAAATGCTTTAACAGATGCTATAAGATCTGCATCAGATAACATACGTAGTGTACAAAATGCTGCAGTGGATAATGCTAATGAAGCCGTGCTGGGTAGAGCAGGTATAAATAATGCTACAATCGATGTAGCGCTATTTACACTAATGTATAAAGATCAGGCCTCTGCAGATTCTATACACGGAGAGCAACTAGTATACTTCTTACGCCAAGAAGCTATAGAAGAATATACAAAACAGGTTGACTACTACTCTGCACAAATAGAAGGAGGATTCAGAACTGAAGAGCAAATTAGAAATGATGCATTCAATGCGTCTATGATTATACTTGCGCAGAAAGCAGGACTAGACCCTGAAGCAGATTACACTGCAAACTTAGATCAATATAGATCAACTACGGATGGAGAGTTTATGACATTTAGCTCTCAAGAGTTTTTAGATCAGCTTAGAACTAGAAACAAACCAAACCCTAGTTACTATAAAACTCAAATGGCTATACTAGCAGGATTCAAACAACTACAGAATTCATCTGACCCTGTACGTAAACTACAAAGAGGTATAGTATCACCAAGAACTAAAGGTATTGGTAGTACAATCTTTGAAGCACAGAAACGTATTGATAATATGGAGGCTGTATTTGAAAAACAATTATCAACTATTGGTGGTGTAGAAAATTTAGCAGATGGACAACTAGAAGAAATGTACAAACAATTCGCTAAAGTATATACAAGTCTATCTGAAATATTACCATTTAGTAATAGATCACATCAGCGAATGATTAATCTTTGGCAACAGTTTACAGGTAATGAAAACGTTAGCCAAAAATTAAGAGAGGATCTGTTTAACTCATTACTAAATAAAAGTTTTGTAAGAGCCTTTGAGAAAACCTTTAATGAAGATGCAACAGCGGCGAGATATAGATTACTATCTGACCCGGATGAGAACATAGCAGCAAGAATAGAAAAGGTACAGGAATCAGATTTTGGTAGAAGAAATCTATTTATTAGTAGATTACTACTGAACAAACCAAATAAAGGTGTACCTGCTAGTATTACATACGTAAATTCAAAACAAGATGACATAGCAGACCAGATGGCTGTAGACTTTGTGTCATTGTATGAATCAGCAGAAGTAGGACATAGAGAATTGTTTGAAGATATTGTTAAGTACACATACCTAACAGGCGGTGTACAATCGTCTACCAACTTCTCTAAGTTTATGAATACTGCATATCTAGATCAAATAGGTTTCTATGATGCATTGCGTGAAGAACAAAAAAATCTAAATTCACCGACATCTCCAGAGTCTATAAATATACTAGAGCTTATGGTAGAATATCTACAGCACAATCCTAATAGAGCAGTTGCTTTATCTAGAAAAGAGTTGCAAGATATATCTGTAAGCCCGATGCGTACAATACAGTTTGATGGTAAAACTATAAACTATGAGTTTGAACTACCGCAACCGGATAATAGCAATAAGTTTAATAGAATTGTTTATCAAAGAGATGACGGAAACTTACTATATATAGAAGTTATAGCTGCAGAAAGACCTACCGGATTAGAGTTGTTCCAAAAGATAGGAGTAAATAAAGATGGTAATGTTGTATTTAGAAGAATAGGTAAGAAAGGTTATCAAACTGCAGGACAAGGTTATTCAAAAGTTAGTGAATACTCAGGAGTAACTAAGTTCTTAAAAGACGGTAGAATGATAACAGAAGAGAGTATCCTACCGCAGAATAATATACCTAAAGCAGTGAAGACAAATGTAGGGGTACCACAAGTATCAACTACAAAAGCTCCTACTGATATAAGTGTATACGGATTAGATCCTATATCTATGAAGTATGCTACTCCTGGTAGAGCAGGTGTAAAAGAACTGTTAAGTGCAGTAATGCAAGATACACAAAGTAAATCTTTAAGTAGATTAGCTACTATGCTATCTAAGAATATAGATACAAAAGGTAGCGCTATAAAAGAAATACTTATAGAGGACGGCTTAGTTGATAGAGATGGTAATTCTGCATACGGATTGTATAGAGATGGGGCGGTAGTTATAAATAGAGAAACAATAACTCGATACCCAGAGAAGCTACAGGAAACTATACTACATGAAATGCTACATGGATTCTTAAGTTCAGAGGTAGCAGATAGTAGTAGTGAGTTTAGTAGAAAGGTAAGTTATTTAACGAATGCTGCTAATAGTGCATTTAAAGCAGCTGTTAAGAAAGGGGAGATAGAAGAAGGCACTGTACAATATAAAACACTACAGTATGCATTTAGTAATCCTCAAGAGTTTGTTACAAATACAATGACACAGAAAGAAGTGCAATCTTTCCTAAATACTGTACCAGGTAAAAAGAATTTGTTTGAGAGATTTAAACAATTAATAAAAGACTTCTTAAAAGTTCTTGGTGTAGATTTAGGTGTAGCTGTAAATAAAGACAGTCTACTTGCAGAATCTGTAGATAGTATAATGTCATTCATTGTAGAAGCTCCAGCTAGAAAACAAGCAACAAAAACTGCACAGAAAGCTGAACAAGAAGCTGGTGTATTCCCACTTAACCCATATATATCTGAGCCACGTCACGTGCTAGCTAGTTATACAAGAATGAAAAATGGTGAGTATACACAAGAAGAGTTTGATAAGGCCCTACAAGATTATAGAGATAGTCAACTGTTCTCTTTAAATTACATGGCTGCAAATAAAAATAAAACAGGTAGAGTTATAGATGAAGTCTTAGCAGTATATCAAGAGCGTGCTGATAAATTAAAAGGTAAGCTTACAGATAAGGTAATCAAAACTGCAGCAGGTAAAAAAATGCAAGAGCGTCTTAATGTATATAGAGACCAGATAAGCACATTAAAAAGTAAAAAGACATATGGAAATCTTGATTCTATTATGTCACTACAACTAGGATGGGCCAATGGTATTGCAAACTCTAAAAATCCTACTGAGGTAGAGATAAAAGAAGCGTTGAATATTGTGGACATGTATGACTACACTAAAGTTACTAGTAAATATTTAGATAAAACTGAAAGAAAGGTAGGAGATAGATTTAACGAATTATTAAAAAGCCAAAGTTCTTTAGCTAGTAATATAAAAGTAAATCTGTTAGATAAGCTTATTGATATGACTGTAGAAGTAATTAATCAAGAGCTACCTGAAACAGAAGCAGTAACAGCTGAACAGCTTAAGAATATAGAGGGAGAGACTTATAGAAAATCTAGATTCTTAGACCTTAGTAAATTTAGTCATCCAGTTGTTAGAATGCTAGATAAATATTTAAAAGCAGCAAATAGAAATGCAGATACAGACATACAATCTAGGTTCTTAGAAATAGAATCAGCAATGGCTGATATTCAGAATAGTGCTGCGTTCAAAAAAGATCCTAACTTATTCTTCCAAAAGGATGATAAAGGTAAATTAACAGGATACTTTATATCACCATACAGTTCTGCATACAATCAAGCTAGAGGTAAAATACTTGGTAAGTATCGTGCTAAAATGGCTAAGGCAACTAGAGATAGTGCAAAAAATATTGCAACTGTACAACTAATGAGAGATCTTGACTCTATTGAGTTTGCAATTGATATAAGATGGTTTATTGATGAAGAAGCTTCATTTAATTCACCGTTCAAATCTAAGCAAGAATACATGGAGTATTTAGATCAACAAATAGGAGATACAGCAAGAAGAGATGCATTAATAAAAGAAGCTTTACAAAAATATAAAAAGTATAAGGCAGCTGAGGATCAGAGAATGATGGAGATAGAATTAGAGGAATCTAATAATGCTGGTAACATAGAAGAGTTTAGAGCTACTATAAATAGTAGACAACTTAGATACAAAGAAAGATATAGTCCTTTGTATCATTTAAACTCTAGATATGGTGGAGGTAAAAAACTTGCTAGAAATGAAGGATATAAAGCTTTAGTAAATGTTCCTTTAAATAAACCAAAGTATTATGATAGCAGATACACTGCTATACAAAAGGATCCTCAACTTAAAAAGTTCTATGACTTCTATACTAGCACTATGAAGGATCTAATAACTTTACTACCTGAAGGATTAGTAGCTACACTACCGGAGAACTTCTTCCCATTTGCTAAACGTGGATTTGTAGAACAAATACAAAATGAAGGAACTAGTGCAATATTTAGCGCAATGAAAGGTAGTAAAATAGCAGACTATTTATGGAACTTAGATCAAGATGTAACTCTTAATCCACAGGTTGCAACTAAGGGTGTAAGAAACCCTGATACTGGAGAGATAGAAAAAAATATACCGGTTAGAATGCTAAGAGGTAAAGCAGATGAAAAATCTTATGATATAGAAAAAGTTATGAAAATGTTTGCAGCTATGTCTGTAAGCTATGACTACAAATCACAAGTAGAAGATAAAATTTTATTATTACAAAGAGTGATAAGAGAAGCAAAAGAGATTCAGTTAGATTCTACAGGATCTCCTATGATGAGAAAAATTAGCAGAGCACTTAAATTAGATAGTAAAGTTGGTGGTTTAAAAAATACACAAGAGGCTGTGCAGTATGCAATAGATTCTAATTTATATGGAGTATCTAAAGATACTGTAGAAAGAGGTATTGTATTATCTCAAAAAGTAGCAGAAGTTAAACAAGAGTTTGAACAACTGCAAGCAGACTACAAAACAAATAAAATAGATGATAGTGTTTATGCTGAAGAAAAAGCAAAACTAGATGAAAGATTAAAAGAACTAAACAAAAAACCTATAAGCTATAGAAAACCTCTAGAAAGACTTGTAGAGTATACACAGCTAAAAGGTTTAGGTTGGAACTTAATGTCCGGTGTAAACAACTTATCATTTGGTACAATAGCTAACTTTGTACACGCTGCAGGTAATGAAGATTATTCTACAGAACAATTGACAAAAGCATATGCTTTAATGTTTAAAGAGTATGTGCCTGGAACAGCAAATAAAGCAGAAAAGCTAGCAGAAAAATATGGGATATTATTTGAACAGTTAGATACGTATTACGGTAAAACTAAAAAGACAAGATATAAATATATGTCTAAACTGAATCCATTCTTCCTACAAACTAGCACAGAGTATATGAATCAAATAGCTCCAATGGTGGCTAAAATGTTAAATACAAAAATAGATGATAAAGGTAATACTTTGTGGGATATATATGATAATGAAGGTAGTATCAAAGAGGAATTTAAAAGCCTGGAAAGTGACTGGACAATGAAGGTAGATGCAGAAACTCAAAATAAATTTACAGAGTTTAGAGATGCAACTATTGAAATGAATAAAGTAAATCATGGTAACTATGATCCTAATTCAGCTTTACTAATTAAAAAATCAGTGTGGGGTAGAATAGGTACACAGTTTAGAACATGGGCCTTTGAAGGTTTAAACACTAGATGGGGTGGAAAAGTTTATAACGCGCAACTTGGAAGATATACAGAAGGTAGATATATGTCTTTTGGTAAAGTAGGTCTAAAAGGATCATTAGAAATGTTTGGTAAAAGTATATTAAATACATTGACTCTAGGGTATGGAGTATCTGAGGAGTCTATGAGAGGTGACATAAAAGATGATCTTACATTTGCTAATATGCGTAAGAATATGGCAGGACTTAAATTTTATCTTGCTGTAATGGCAGCAGGAAATTTATTAAGAGCACTAGGCGCAGATGAAGATGATAAAGAAACTGAAAAAGTATATAGACTGCTTCAAAATACATTCTATAGATTAGAACAGGATGGTGAGTTTTATGCGCGTCCTAGTACAGCTATGGAAGTATTAAGAAATCCAGCACCAGTATTAAAAACAGTTAAAGATTTCTCCAATGCAGCAACAGCTACATATGATTACATAGATGATAAAGAAGGCTATGAAGAAAGTAGAAGAGATCCACTTAATAAAAAATGGATGAAGGTAGTTCCATTTGGTAACTCAATAAGATCTATAGATTACCTAATGGAAACGCAAATAGAAAAAGATTAATGAAGTTTGAATTCGGTATAGGATGGTCAAAAGGATTAATAGTTGGCGTAAGACATTTCCAACCAGAAGAGTATGCACCGTATTATGAAGTGCAATTATTTTTAGGATTAATACAAATTTATATAATTATAGACAATGGCAACACTAACAATAACATTAACTGAAGCCGTTACAATGGGTGACGGTAGTACTGATAGAGGTACAACAAATACACACACTGAAACTGTAAATGAAGTATCACACAGAATTATGGATGTAGGTACAGCATACGTAGATGTAGTTAAATTTGGTGCAGCTGCATCAGCAGGTACATTTAAAGATGACTCTGTACAATATTTACGTATTACAAACCTAGATGGATCTGCAGATATAACTCTTAAAGTAAAAATGACAGACTCGCAATATTTTGTAAAACTAGAATCAGAAGATCATTTCTTACTAGGAAACAACAAAATGGATGCAATGGAGGATGGTGATACAGCGCTTAGTACAAGTGAGACTTTAGCTAATATAGATAGTATAGCTGCAAAGTCATCTAGTGGTACTATACAAATAGAAGTATTTGTAGCTTGTCAAGATTAATAGAAAGAGGGGCATAAAGCCCCTCAATCTATCCCTAGCAACAACAACAAGTAATCAACAACACAGCTAGATCTTACCAGTTTATTATATCCTGGCCTGTACTACTAAAATAATCATTTACCCATTTAAATTGTCCGCTACCTAGAAACCCTCTGTGCGCAGAAAACGGTGAAGGGTGAGCGGACCTTAATGTTATATGCTTAGGCTCTATGTACTCATCATACTTTTGTGCATGAGCACCCCAAAGCAGAAAGATAATCTGATCTTGTCTATCATTCAAAGCCTGTATTGTACGAAGAGTAAACTCTTGCCAACCAATCTTTGAATGTGATCCTGCCATACCTTTACGAACAGTAAGACATGTGTTAAGTAATAACACACCTTGATCTGCCCATCGATATAAACTAGGACTTTTTACAGCATCATAGCCTATCTCTTTAAATATATTACGCAAAGACTGCGGTATAAAGTTAGGCTTTTTGCTACTGAATGCTAGACCGTCCGCCGCACCATTATGATACGGATCCTGGCCTAGTATTACGACACGAACTTTGTCGTAAGGTGTATGTAAATACGCATTAAATACATCCTGTTGTTCAGGGTATATTGTATGCGTCATTCTTTCTCGTTTAAGAGTTGCAGATAGAATAGCCATATATTCTTTGGAGAATTCTGAGCCCAAATGTTGGGCCCAGGATTCACCAATAGTATCTACTGCAATATTACGAGTGTTAATCATAGTATCTGCAGTATGGCTCATGATACTAATTCTTCAGCTATTGCTTTCCGTTCTGCGAGCTCTCGCTCGATTTCCTTGATTACATCTCTCTTAGATTCTTCATAGCTTACAATGTCAGCCTCCATAGAAGCATGATCATATGCAGCATAATCAGATTCAAGATAGATATTCTCATTCTCACCATTTGTAATAGCAATAGGATAATACTCACAGCATCGCATCTTCGTATTATTGTAGTCAGATGGCACCGCTACAACATTACGAGGACTAACTAATACCTCCAATACTACTCTATCACTATGTCCAAAATCGCGAACATACGCCATAGAACCTACGTGTAGACCTGCTGAACATGTTACATCAGGATCAGAGTCACACTCTTCTCTCGGCATTGTTATAGGCGTGCCGACTTTAATTGTCATACCATGTGAGCCAGAATGAAAAGGTTTGAATGTCATGGACTGCGAAAGTTTTTCCTCAACTCTTTCTCCCGTATCCTCATCATATCTTACATTGACTATCTCTTCACCGGTTTCTACATCAAACTTACGTTTAATACCCACGGCTTTGTAAGCCAAGAAGTAACCCTTATCTGTAATAGGATGACCATTGTGTTCTAAGAAGCTGAACAACTGCTGTCTTACACCTTTATCAGGATTAAGAAGCGTGTTCTTCCAGAAGTTAACCAGAGCTTCTACATTCAAACCTTTGTCAATATATTCCAAAAGCTTTTTAGCTAGAAACTCAGGTATCGGATCGCTTGTACCTTTAAGATACATAGCTGAATTACCATCAAATT